GGGCGACGGTCCCGCACAGTGCTTACGGAAACATTTGGCGCCGTCGAGGTGTACCGCCACGGGGCAGGATTTCAGGCGGACTTTGCAAGCGGTGCGGCGTGGTTCGATATCGTTGGTGGTCAGGTGCTAAATGTAGTCCTGTCTGACCACTCCCATTGGGTAGGGAACACAGAAGAAGTGTTCCGGGCAGAGATGCAGGAAGCGCACGAAGACTATCGCGCGGGCCGCTCTTTCTATTTGGTAGGCGCGCATCATCTGTCTTGATAAACCCACCCACCGCACGCAAGGCCCTCCGGGGCCTTTTGTCGTTCTAGCGCTGGCGCTCCAGATGCTCTACCCGAACTTCTAGGGCATCGATGCCAGAGACCTCCTCACGCATGGCGCGCACGTCGTCGCGGACTTCGCCAACCATGGAAACGGTGGCCTCCAGACGCTCTTGGGTTGAGGCGTACCCACTGACAGCCGAGACGAGCACAACAGCAACGGCAACCATCGCCCCAATCGCTTGAGGGTCTGACCAGCTGACACGGGCGCGAGCCGCTGTGCGCTGAATGAGGGTCTCTGCTAGTTGCTCAATCTCGGTCTCGGTCATGGCGTCACCTCGGGGCGTCGCCCCCCTTTACCATTGTCCACCACTCTTGGCACGGTTGGCCAGCTCAACCAGCTGCTCAGCCATTGCAACCGCAAGCTTCTCGCGCCGGGGTGTCACGTATTCGTGGTCTGGTGAATCACCAAAGTGGGATTCCACAATCGTGGCCGGGCAATTTGTTCGGGTTAGAATCCAAAGCTCATACCCTGAGCCATTGACACTGGTGGCCCATAGCCCGCGGTCACGTATGCTTGGGAGCGCCGTGCTGTGCGCCTGGCTGCAGGCTTGCGCGAGTGCCTCGCCCTTAACGCTTGCCGGATAGTGCAGCATGAGGTGACCGCCCGCGCCACCGGCTCCCGCGTTGAAGTGCAGCGAGATGACCGCGTCGTAGTTTCCGCCGTTGATTCGATCAACGAGTTCGGTCATCGCGCCGCTTGATTTGTTCGGCCGAAACAAAAGATCGGCCTCTTCCCCAGTCGCTTCAAGCTCTCCGCAGAGCCTTGCAGCAAGGGGAATGTTCCACTCCCACTCATGATCGCCGGACAGCGCGCGGGCCCCCTGGCGGTCCTTACGATGACCCACCACAACAGCAAACCGCATCAGGCCGCATCTCCGATGAGGTCTTTGAGACGACGTACCCGTCGCTCTACAGCGCGGCGCCGACGTGCGGACAGCTCTGGACCGTGGTCAGCTAGTAGCGCCTCAAGCCGTGCCATCCGACTAGCTCGGTTCTTTTCCTTGCGCTGTAGGCCTCGCCAAACCCCGATGGCGGACAGTGCGACGAAGAAGAAGATTGGCCGGTCAATCGCCTCAGCCAACTCGTTCGGGATGTAAATTGCGTTATCTAGTCTTTCAGCAACCAGACCGGCTAACCTCAAGTCGGCCTCAACCTGCCCCATGTCAGCGGTTTCTGGTGCGAGGTCCCGAACGGCCTGTGCAACCATTCGCATGACTGGCCCCTCGTACTGCTCCACGATACGGGCAGCGCGTAACTCTGCCTCAGCTCTTCCCTTTAGCCACCTTGCGTTGTGCATCCTCTTCCTCCTCAGACTCAGACCACCTCAGCACGAGTTCAACGTGCGGGGTCTCGTCGCCAGAAGCGTACCACTTACTGGCTACAATTCTCGTGATGCGCGAGTCATCCGAAACGATTGCTTGTGGGATCCCGTCGTTCAGGCTCTTCACGCAATTATCCAAGTCTGGTTTCCGGTCGTGGGGGGCTCTTGGCATCTGTCTGGTTTTCCAAATAATCCGACCCGGACGCTTGAAAACGAAGATCATCTCAGCAGACACGGGGCCGTGTGTTTTCGCACCAGGAGGGAATTCAGCCTCCCACCGTTCCAGCATTACAAACGACGCCGCGGTTTCCCACTGCACCGAGCGTCCAGCGCGGTACGCGCGACCATTGGCAAACCTCGGGCGGGCTTGTGCGGCGGGCTGTCCGGGAATGACAACCCGCCACACTCGGTCTCTGTTTCCCTGCTCAGCCACGTTCGGCCAAGTCGGGGCGCCCGACGTAAAGCATAGACGCGGGGGCCCCTCGATAGTCGCGCTGAACCACCTTGACGAGGTCATCTCCCCAACAGCAATTTGCGTGACTGCAATATCGACAGACCCAACTTAAGAGCCCATGTTTTCGGTTGAATGACTTTCCGTCTCGTTTCGAGAGGTCAACCCGCGGCGCCAGCTCGACCCCGTTGGGGAGGAGTCGCGGCACCTCTTCCGGTGGCGCGCTGGCCATGTCCAAATGCAACCGCAACAGGGGCAGGAAGTCCGGATCCCGGAAGACCCAGAACGATTGAATCGCCCCCGAGTCTTTGCACAGCATCAGGACGCCAGCTCGGTCAAGGTCCAGCGCTGCCATGTAAGCTTGCGCCTGGTACCAGTAAGATTCAGATTCATCCCAAGGACACCGGCCATCGGCCAACAGCTTGGACGCACGTTGGAACCCATAGGAGGAAGTGCTCTTGATTTCCAGCACCGCCCATGGGGTGCCGTTCCTGAGGATGATTCCGTCGGGGTGTCCCTTGATTGGTTCGTAGTCCTCGCCAACGTCCAGCCAGACCGGCGCCTGATTCTCGCCGACGTTCCGAAGGCCCCACTTGGGGTCTCCCTCCAGAGCCTCACAGAGGGCATGCACAAGTACCGCCTCAGTGATATCACCAAGGGCAAAGGTTAGCCGGGCCCGTGCATCGATGCGCCGCCCGTCAATCGGAACCCCGGCGCGGATGTAAGCAAGAGCCCTTGCGCATTTACCCAACCCCGACAACCGCCAACGAAGTTTGTCCTTCTGTTTATCGTACAGTTGACGCAGCGCCGCGCGGCCGATTTCAGCCCCGTCAACGGACTGGGGAATATCCCGCGGGTCGTCCATCCGTTCCCGCACAAGGCCGGCCAAGTCGGGCCCGCTCATGCCGACGGCCAACGGGTCTGGATATGCGCCCTCACCGTTGCGGCCTCGGTGTCTGTGAGCCAAACCGCTGAGCGCCCCCCCGGGCCCTTTGCGGGGCGATACTCGCAACGGTCGCGGACGTATAGGTCCCTGGCTGCTGTGATGTAATTCCCTGATATATACAGCTGCGCCCCCTCTCCGTTGATTCGTCCTCTCATATGTCTGCCAACCCTGCCCACATGCTGCACTGATTCGTGCCGATACCAGACGACGGCCGGGGCCCCGGCCCGGGGCCGCTTTCTGGTCGTCGAGGGCTTTGGTGTGCTTCCGTTGAGGACGTCGGACCCAATGCCAGCCATGTGCAACAGGTCGTTCATGGCTTTGACTCTGAGGGTGTCATCCTCAAGTAGGTAGGCCTTGCCTAGGGCCTTCAATGCGTTGTCCAGTCTGCTCATGTTTCTCCCTCTCTCCGCGCGCCCTTGCGCGCCTCTGTTAATTGTCTAGAACGGCAAGTCTTCAGTCTCATCGGGTCCGCTGTAGGTCTGGCCCGAGTCGTCGTACTCAGCCTTGGGCGCTTCCTGCCTTGGGGCCTCTACTGCGTCAACATCCAAGCCGAGCCCCTCCTTTATGGTGCCGTCCTTAGACGTCCAGCTCCGCAAGGTCAGCCGTCCCGAAACAGTAACGCGCGTCCCCTTGGAGCATGCCAGGAGGTCAGCGGCTGGCCACTGCGACCACGCTGTCAGGTCGAGCCAGATGGTGGGCTTATCGCGACCCTGAGAAACCGCCAGCCGTCCGGAGACAATCTCACGCTCGCCGATTCGTTTCGGCTCTGGGTTGCGGGCAAGAACTCCGGTCATCGTTGCATGTCTAATTGGCATCCTATTCACCCCCGTGCGCATCAAGCGCAGCCTGTAGAATTTCAGCAGGCTTGAGCCCGTCCTGAGTCGTTAGTCGTCGCACCTTGGTCAGCGCCCACTCTGGCCCGTCGGGGTCAGCCTCAAGCGCTTTCCAGTCTTCCCAATGTGGCTCGTTGGTGTCCGGAACCCGTCGGAAGAATCGGGCAAGCATGTCCAGCTCTGAAACCCTCCTAGCGCCCACCGGACCCTTGACCAACTCCCGCAACATCATCAGCGGGGTGGGGTGCTCTTCCTCGGTTGGATGCTTGGGGATTTCCTTGGTTTGAACCGACTGGGGAATCTGAGCATCAGGAGCAGGGGCACGCCCCGGCAACTCACTAACGCAGGTCAATCCAATCCCGAGATACAGTCTTGCGCAGCGGCTGACCGCACGGGTGCTGGCCATTCTCAGACAGGCTGAGGCGATCGCCCTGTTCACGTTCGCGGGGCATGCGTCCCCGTAATCGCTGAACGTCCCCCGCGTTCCCTTCGCCGTGGCCTTAACCACC